AGGATTTTTTCCACCATTAATTAAAGGTGAAGAGGAACAAGTTGTTATGGATGCACTATACACAACACAAAAAGTTGTGTTACCACCAGTAGGTACATCACCAAAAGAAAAACTACATGATGTTATACATGCAAAAATAAATGGACCTAAAGCTACCAGTGATGCTGCATTTAAAACTGGTTCAGTATTAATTGAAGGCGACTATGCATACTTTAAGTTTGAAAAATTTTACGACAAACTAAAAGCAAAGAACTGGAAATACAGTGAAGATAAAACCGGACGTATGATGCAGATTACATACCAGGATTGTGAAATAGAATTTTTAGAACAGAAAAGATATCCATCAAAAAAAGTTGGTGAATACAACTCATCAACAAAAAATATAATACAGATTAATAGAAAAACATTTGAAGAAGTACCGATTCATCACACACAAACCAAACATAAGACGGACATACTATGATCAGTAGAAAATTATTCGGGCCTCCGGGAACGGGGAAGACAACTAAACTATTAAAGTATGTTAAAACATTTTTAAAACTAGGTACACCTGTAGATAAAATAGGGTACTTTGCATTTACAAAGAAAGCTGCAAACGAAGCTGTCGATAGAATGTTAGACTATCACACAGCATTTCAGAAAAAGGATCTAAAACATTTTAGGACACTACACTCTTTAGCATTTACTCAGTTGGGTATGAAGAAAGCTCAGGTTATGCAGGACGAACACTACGAAGACATTGGTAGGACTCTTGGTATTGAAGTCACCGTTTACTCTCGTGGTGAAGAAAACACAGGTTTTATAAATTCTGATAGTGAATATTTTAATTTAATAAATGCAGCTAGGATAAAAAATATAACTGCAGAAGAAGAGTACAATACAGATATGTATTCACAGGACATGGACAAAAGATTATTACAAATAATTTCTGATGAAGTAGATAACTATAAGCAATCATATGGTTTGATAGATTTTACAGATATGATTGAGAAATTTATTGTGTCCGGATTGTGTCCAAAATATGATGTAGCATTTGTTGATGAAGCACAGGATTTATCACCGATACAGTGGAAAATGTTCAATATTATCAAGGAAAATAGCAAATATGTTATACTAGCAGGTGATGATGATCAAGCAATTTATGGTTGGGCAGGCGCAGATGTAAAAAAATTTCAGCAGGAAGTTTCAAAGAAAGACATAATTTTGCCACAATCTTACAGGGTTCCACAACTCGTACAAAATCTTGCAGATAATATTTTAAAACAGATACCAGACGATAGAAGAATACAAAAAAGTTGGAGTGCTAGAAAAGAAGAGGGTACTGTAAATTATATCTATAGCACAGAAGATGCACCACTTGATCAGGGAACATGGCTAGTGTTAGCAAGATATAATGACAAATTAAATAGATTCAAACCTGCATTAAAAGAACGAGGTATTTATTTTGAATTTCAAGATCGTAAAAGTTATAAGATAACTTTGTTTAGAACCATTTTAAACTATACACGTTGGACCAAAGGAGATGACTTATCTCTAGCAGAAGTAAAAGATATATTCGAATACACTGGAACAGATACAGAAATTAAAGAAGAAAGAATGTATGATTTAACAGAATTTGGTTTTAGTAAAGACACACCATGGTACGATGTATTTCAATCAGACTATGAAGAATGTTTATACATAAGAGAGATGTTAAGTAATGGGGAAGAATTAAGTAAACCTCCTAGAATAAAATTATCTACAATACATTCAGCAAAAGGTGGAGAAGCTGACAATGTATTGTTAATGTTAGATAATACTAAAACAATCAGAGACTCTGTAGAAAAGAGTCCGGACAAACAAGATGAAGAGCATAGAGTTTGGTATGTTGGAGTAACACGTACAAAACAAAATCTTTATATCATGTCAGCAAAAAAGGAGGATCAAGGTTATGACGTCGAAGGACTTATTTAAAGAAGCATTTCCACAGGATAAACAAATTGGAGGATCTCACTACAAGGACTTTCATATTCAACCCTACGAATTTATTTCAAAAAATAATTTATCATTTTTCCAGGGTAACGTTGTGAAATATGTTTGTAGATATCTTACAAAAAATGGTATAGAAGATTTAGAGAAGATCAAACACTACTGTGAATTAGAAATAAAAAAGATGAAAGATTTAGATGGGAAGAAACATAATAAAAAGAAATATTAAAGTTAAAGGTTTTGAATTTACCTTAGAAATTTATTTGAGGTTAGAAACTAGTGGTTATTCTAATTATCAAGATTTATGTTATGAAATTTTTCCAAAAAATTACGATGCATCTTTGTATGCTTTTAGTAACAAAGATAAATTAAATAAACTAATAGAAGATAAATATATTTATGAAAAAAGAAAAGTTTGACGGAAGGTCAAGACCATCTAACGATACGTATCGTAAACGTTTCGATGAAATATTTAAAAAAGAAAAAACTCTGCATGAAGAACTAATGGAAGGTTTTGAAGAAGAGAAAAAACTAAGGGAGGAAGAAGACGAATGAAGATACCTAGATTTGAGGCACCTACCGAATGGTTAAAACCAACTGAATTTCCTGACCTACGTCATGTAGATGAAATAGCAATTGACTTAGAGACAAAAGATCCTGACCTAATTAAAAAAGGATCTGGTTCTGTTATTGGTAATGGTGATGTTATAGGTATTGCAGTTGCAACTAGTCATTACAAAGGTTACTTTCCTATCGCACACGAAGGTGGAGGTAATATGGACAGAGCTAAAGTTTTATCTTGGTTGAAAGATGTACTTGAAGCACCTTCAACAAAAGTTTTTCACAATGCTATTTATGATGTCTGTTGGTTAAGAGCGTTAGGTTTTAAAATAAATGGTAACATAGCCTGCACAATGATAGCGGCAGCTGTAACTAATGAAAATAGATTTAGATATGATTTGAATAGTTTATCATGGAACTATCTTGGTTATGGTAAAAACGAATCTGCACTTGCAGAAGCTGCAGCAGAATGGGGAATCAATCCTAAATCAGAAATGTATAAACTACCATCAATGCATGTTGGTGCATATGCTGAACGTGATGCTGAAGTAACCCTAGGTCTTTGGCAAGAAATGAAAAAAGAAATTATTAACCAGGACCTGGAAGATATATTTGATCTGGAGTCTGATCTGTTTCCATGTCTTGTTGACATGAGATTCAAAGGTGTACGTGTAGATGTTGAACGTGCATATCAAATGAAGAAAGAATTTAAGAAGGCAGAACAAAACCTTCTACATAAAATAAAAATGGAGACTAATATTGATACTCAAATATGGGCCGCAAGATCTGTTGCAGAAGTTTTTGATATGTTGAGATTAGAATACCCAAGAACAGATAAGACAGAGGCACCTTCTTTCACAAAAAACTTTCTACAAGAACACGAGCACCCTGTAGTCAATATGATTGCACAGGCAAGAGAGATTAACAAAGCACACACAACTTTTTTAGACTCTATTATAAGCTATGAACACAAGGGTAGAATACATGCAGAGATAAATCAGTTGCGTAATGCAGGTGGTGGTACAGTTACAGGAAGATTCTCTTATCAGAATCCTAACCTGCAACAAATTCCAGCACGTAACAAAGATCTTGGACCAAAGATAAGGTCATTATTTATACCTGAGGAAGGCCATACATGGGGTTGTTTTGACTATTCTCAGCAGGAACCGAGGTTGGTAGTGCATTATGCCTCTTTGTACAAATTACCGTCGGTATATGACGTAATAGATGCTTATACAAACGACTCTAGCGCAGACTTTCACCAGACCGTAGCAGATATGGCTGATATACCTAGAACACAGGCTAAAACAATCAATTTGGGTCTTTTCTATGGTATGGGTAAAGGTAAACTTCAGGCAGAACTAGGGGTTACTAAAGAAAAAGCTGCAGATCTATTTAATACATACCACTCACGTGTACCATTTGTAAAACAATTGATGGACAAAGCATCTAACAGAGCACAAGATCGTGGACAGATACGAACACTGCTGGGTAGACTATGCAGGTTTCACTTGTGGGAACCTAACAGTTTCGGCATGCATAAAGCTATGACTCACGAAGATGCGTTGGCGGAACATGGACCGGGGATAAAAAGAGCTTACACATATAAAGCTTTAAATAAATTAATTCAGGGTTCAGCTGCTGACATGACTAAAAAAGCAATGTTAGAATTATACAAAGAAGGAATCATACCTCACATACAAGTACATGATGAGCTAGATATATCTGTTCAAGATGAAGCACATGCTAAAAAGATTGTTGAAATTATGGAGGACGCTGTTAAATTAGAAGTCCCTAATAAAGTTGACTATGAGTATGGTGATAACTGGGGTGAAATACATGGTTAATTATGGCATATTTAAACGCAAACATACCACCAACTTATGCACAAATAAGAAGAGAATATTTATATGATCTTAAAAAACATCATGGAGAAGTTGAAGACTGCATTATCTTTGGTCTTAGCGCTCTTACAGGCCGTAGTATACTTTTCCATGCTATTATGGAAAACGGTGCAATATTTTATCGCTTACCAATTAGCGCGTTTATTCAACAGGGATTTGAAGCACATGGAGTGCCCGCAAGACGACTTGATGAACTACAGCTCTGGAATTGTTTTAGTTATTACCCTGCTGTTAATCGTTGGGATATTTTAGACGGACAAGCCGGTAAGTATATCGGAAAAGACAAAAAATGGCACCCAGGAAAATATTTATTTACAGTTGACTTTGCACATCCAGAGTCTAATATACTCGACACTGATCATTCAGAGATTCCGCACGAACACAAGTGCGCTCACATAATTGCCCTCGATGACGGTAATTTTGCAGCACAACCTAACAACAGATGTATATGGGATATACCTTCTTTCACTGTAAAAGATAATATTCCTGACTGGAAAGTGCAGACTTCTGAATGGAATGTTGAAGATAGTAGAGCTTGGCGTACAGAAGATACGGATAAGTTCTTCTATGAAATCGAGGAGAAAAAAAATGATTGATAAAATGAAAAGTAAAGCTATGCATTACTGGTCAGACCACAAGATTGAATGTCTTGTAGTTGCTATTTTAGTTGTAGCTTACATAGTTAAGTAATTATTATGGAAATAGCCAGGATGAACTATTATTTTACAGGTTTATTAATTGTTATGATGGTGCTCCTGGCTTTCTGTGGAGGACCTAGTGTCTAATAAACCACTAAATATTGGAGAAGAAGTCGCTGTGCAGATGCCAATGAAAACGGTTGCAAGTTTAATAGGTCTGGTTGCAATTGGCACCTGGGCTTACTTTGGTTTAATTGAAACTCAAAACTCTCATCACACAAGATTACAATTAATGGAAGCTGATCTTGAAAAGAATACAGAGTTTAGAATCAAATGGCCAAGAGGATTAATGGGTTCATTACCCGCTGATTCTGAGCAGTTCATGCTTATCGAAGATCTGTATAAACAAGTAGAAAAAATGCAACAGACTCAAGAAATGAACATGACAAACAAAGTTAATATAGAATTTTTAATGAAGCAAATGGACAAAGCATTAAAAGATATTGAAAAATTAAAAGATAGACAACGGGAGTTTGCAAATGGAAACGGTAATTACTAGTGTCGTTGCTCTCTGTATGTTTATAGCAGGTGAGCTTAAAGAGCATAGAATACAGCAATCAATGAGTGATTGTTTAAAAGGGAAAAGACTTGCAGAACGTGATCAAAATGTTAATGTTCAATATATGTGTGGCAAGGTAGAGGCAGAATTAGAAGACAATATCGATGGATCAAAATCAATCAAAATTAATATTGGAGTAAGTGAATAATTTTTTACCTACCGAAACTTTCTTAAGTATAAAAAAACAAATAGAATCTAACACATTTCCATGGTATTTAGATAGGGCTACAGATGAAAACTCACCTTTACAGTTTTGCCATAGTTTTTTACATGATAAAAAAATGAGTAGCTTTATTTCAATTCTTTATCCAATTATGGAAAAACTCAAAGCAAATTACTTTTATAGAATAAAAGCAAACCTCAATTGGAAAACAAATAAGATAATTGAGACTGGAGAGCATGTTGATGCAGATAATCCTAAATTAAAATCTTCAATTTATTTTTTAAATACCTGTGACGGATATTGTAGGATAGAAGATAAACTATTTTATAGTAAAGAAAATTCTTTGATTACATTTAACGCTAACACCATACACTCAGGAAGTACGACTACAAATTCCGAAAAAAGATTGTTAATTAATTTTGTTTATTTTGATGATTAAAATAATTGATAATTTTTTAGAACAACAAGATTTTGAAAAAATAAAAAATTTTTTGTTAGATGAGAAAGTTCCCTGGTTTTATAGAAACTCTGTAGTAAATGAAAACGATCCACCTTACTTTACATTTTGTTTTTACAACCACGACCGAATACAATCACCTGCTTTTGAGTTGGTGCAACCTCTTTTAGATAAATTAAATTATTCTTCAATTATACAAATAAGAGCAAATCTTGTGCTTCGTGAAGAAAATGAAAAAAAAGTAGGTTGGCATACAGATTATACATATAAAAATTTTAAAACAGCAATATATTATATACATGAATCAAATGGACCTACTGTTGTTAAAAATGATAAAAATGTTAAAATATATCCCAAAGAGAATAAAATATTAATTATGAACGGTGATACTGAACATGCTGCAATTATTCAAACAGATAAAAAAAGAAGAATTGTATTAAATATTAACTATTACGAAAAGTGAGGAAATATGAATCTTAGCCGTAATTTTACCCTTCAAGAACTAATTAAATCGGACACAGCTGTTCGTAAAGGTATCAATAACAATCCTAACGCAGGTCAAATAGAAAAACTTAAAGCACTTTGTGAAAATATTTTACAACCAGTCCGGGACCATTTCGGTAGAGTAAAAGTAACATCAGGATTCCGTAGTGAAGATTTATGTTTAGCAATCGGTAGTTCTAGAAATTCACAACATGCAAAAGCTGAGGCCGCAGACTTCGAATGTGTTGGAGTTGACAACGCTGAGGTAGCTGATTGGATTAAAATGAACCTTGAGACAGATCAATTGATATTGGAGTTCTACACTCCTGGTGAGCCCAATTCTGGATGGATACATTGTAGTTGGATACCTGAAGGAAGACGTGAACAATTTATGCATGCATATAAATCAGAAGGTAAAACAAAATATAAACCAATAATAGGAAAGGCTAAGGATTTAATATAATGGCAATAGGAAGATCACAGATATCAAAACAAATAGAGGGTAAACTACGTGGTGCGAGAGACGAGAAAGAAAAAAAGAAAAAAGTTAAACTTGCTATCAAACGTAAGAAAAACCCACTAGCGAAGACATTTACTGTATAGTCAATAAATGCTATAATCTTGCATGACTAAATTATGTGCAAGAGGCAAATCAGCTGCTAAAAGAAAATTTAAAGTTTATCCTTCTGCATATGCAAACGCTTATGCATCTAAAATATGTGCAGGCAAAATTAAAGACCCATCTGGTACTAAAAGAAAAGATTGGGGACCAAAGAAAGCTAGTGAAGGAGCTATTATGGACATGAAAAAATTAAGTAAAGGTGGTGGAAAAGATATGGGTGCTAAGAAAAAGAAAAAGAAAAAAAACAAGTACGATAATAATTTAGAAGATTT